CCTCTTAATTGAATGCTATCAGAACCACATTCAGGGCAATCACATTTAACACCAGTAGCATGTGTTTTAGGCTTCATATATTTATTTAACTTATCAAACCATTGTTCTAATAAATTAACATCTTGTTTGCAATATTTAACCATTCGCATCAATGCTGCTTGGTTATTTTCTCTCCATACCTTATGCCAAAGGTTTGGTTCATTCTCTAACTTTTGACCTAAATTAAAATATTTACCAATACTATCCAAACGATTAGAGGGTAAATTTAATAACTGCCTAGCTTGTTTTAATGTATCAATTGATTTAAAGTCTGGCATCATATCAATATCATGAATCATAGCTCGAGTTCTTAACCATTTAGTATCAAACCTATCTGAATTGTGTCCAACTATCTCATCAGCTTTATGCATGATTTCAATAAATTTAATCATCATTTCTTTATCACATTGGTTTTTATCCCATTTTAAATAATAAATTTTAGGGGAATAATTCCATTTATAACAAATACAAATTATTTTAGCATCTTCAATAACGTTACCATAGTTGAGGTTAGTTTGATAACCAGGACGCCAAAACCATCCTAAACATGGACTTGTTTCAATATCAAAGAATAATCGATTAATTGCCATATTTATAAGTTTTCAACAAATATAAACATTTTAATTACATTTGCAATATGAATAAAATTAATATAAAACCATTATCAGTAAATAAGTGTTGGCAAGGTCGCAGATTTAAAACTAAAGATTATTTAAATTATGAAACTATCATGTTAAATTTATTACCTAATTTATACATAATAGAACCACCTTATAGAGTTAATATAATAGTTGGATTTTCAAATAAAGCAAGTGATATTGATAATATTTTAAAGCCTTTTTTAGATATTTTACAAAAGAAATATAATATTAATGATAAACATATTGAAATTTTACATATTGAAAAACAATTAGTTACAAAAAATAACGACTTTATTTCATTTGAAATAGTAAATATTTGAAAATATATTTTTTTATTCAAAATAAATAAATTATATTTGTAAAATATTAACCAATTAAATACTACCAAATGAAAACAATTTATGAAGCTCTAAAAGAGTTTAAAAAAACAAATCCAATCTTAAAACCTCGATTGTGTTTAAATGAAAAAACAGGTTATTACATTGTTACTTTAGTCTTTAGTAAACAATATTGTGAATCTAAAAACCTTAAAGTTGTATTATGACAAAACAGGAATTAGAGGAACAAACGCAAAGAGCATTAACAGTTTTCTGCTCACTTGCAATAGTTCAAAATGAGCAATACACTCACTTTTTAGGACGTTTTAAACATTTAGAAAAACAAAAGTTTAACGACCTTATTAGAGCTAGTAATATGTTTGTTAAAACTATTAAAGAAAACTTAGATGAGCAAAGTTTAAAAGCAGTTAGTGATATGGAAAACTACATGCATGATTTCATATTTACATTAATTGAAGGCAAAGAATATATTAATATTAAAACAAAATAAAATGACAGAATATCAAAAATTTATAGAAAATAAAAAACATCTATTAGGTAGTTTTGGTTTTGAGCCAAATTACATTCCTGACATAGCTTTTGATTTTCAAAGATTTATTATTGAAAAGGCAATAAGAAAAGGTCGAACTGCTATTTTTGCAGATACTGGATTAGGTAAAACTTTAATTCAATTATCAATAGCTAAAAATATAATTAACCATACTAATAAAAAAGTATTAATTTTAACTCCTTTAGCCGTTGCATTTCAATTTATTTTAGAAGCTGAAAAGTTAGGAATAGATGATATTGAATATTCTAAAGATGGTAAACATACTAAAAAAATAGTTGTTTGTAATTATGAGCGTTTACATTATTTTAATGAAAATGATTTTGTTGGAATTATTTTAGACGAAAGTTCAATACTTAAAAACTTTGACGGTAAAATTAAACAGGAGGTTACTACTTTTGTTAAAAAAATACCATATCGTTTTTTATCAACTGCGACTCCATCCCCTAATGATTTTATTGAATTAGGTACAAGTTCAGAAGCTTTAGGATATATGGGTTACATGGACATGTTAGGTAAGTTTTTTAAAAACAATCAAAATTCAGTTGATAGTAATAATCGTAACATTGGCGAAAAGTTTTATTTAAAACCACATGCTGAAAATGATTTTTTTGCTTGGGTTAATCAATGGTCAATAATGGTTAAAATGCCAAGTGATTTAGGGTTTTCAAACGAACGTTATAATTTACCTAAACTAATAGTAAATAAACATATTATTGAAAATCAATCAATGTTTGATATTAATGGTCAAACTACTATGTTTGTTCCTATTGCTAAAAGTATGACTGAAGTTAGATTGGAGCAAAAGCAAACAGAAGATAAAAGATGCGAAAAGGCTATTGAATTAGCAAGTGGCAAAAATTCTGTTTATTGGTGTAATACAAATAACGAAAGTAGTATTTTAAAACATTCGGATAAAGACGCCGTTGAAATTATAGGTAGTCAATCTATTGATAAAAAAGAGGAAATACTTTTAGCCTTTGCAAAAGGAGATATTAAAAGACTAATTACAAAAGCTAAGATGACATCTATGGGTTTAAATTGGCAGCATTGTAATCATTCTGTATTTTTTCCAACATGGAGTTATGAGCAATATTACCAAGCTATAAGACGTTTCTGGAGGTTCGGACAAAAGAATGAAGTTGTTATTGATATGGTAATTTCAGACGGACAAAACAGAGTTTTAGAAGCCTTACAACAAAAAACAAAAAAAGCAATTGAACTACATAAAAACTTAACTGAAAATGTTAACCGTAGTTTTGAAAATAAAGTAAAAGAATTTACAAAAGAAATAATTAAACCTAAATTTTAAAAATAAAAAAACATGGAAAACAAAGTAAAAGACCAATTAGTAACAGATAATTATGCAATCTATAATAGCGATTGTATGTTAGTTATGCCAACTTTAGAAACTGAAAGTATTGATTTATCAGTTTACAGTCCTCCATTCGCTGGACTTTATAATTATTCAAGTAGTGAAAACGACTTTAGTAATTGCGAAAGTAAAGAACAATTTTTGAATCAATATGAATTTCTAATTAAAGAAATTGCAAGGGTTACAAAAAAAGGTCGTATAACCGCAGTTCATTGTACAGATGTATTTGATAATACATGTAGACTATGGGACTTTCCAAATGAAATAATAAGACTTCATACTAAGTATGGTTTTGAATATCGTAATCGTATTACAATTTGGAAAGAGCCTTTAAAAGTTCGTATGCGTACTATGGTTCAATCTTTAATGCATAAATTTATAGTTGAAGATAGTACTAAATGTTTTACTGCTATGCCTGATTATATTTTAGTATTTACAAAAAAAGGAGAAAATGAAGTGCCTGTTACTCATGATTTTGGTTTAAAAAGATATGCTGGTGAAATTCCAATTTTACCAAATATTTTAAGAGCATGGAATAATGCAAATGAAAGTGATTTAAATGAAGTTGAATTGTGGGAATATTTAAAAACTAAATTTGAAAATTCAGAAGACCCAAAATCAAATAAGTTAAGCCATTATATTTGGCAACGTTACGCTTCGAGTGTTTGGGATGATATTAGAATTGATAATGTTTTACCATTTAGATACTCAAAAGAGGAAGACGACGAAAAACATGTACATCCTTTACAATTAGATGTAATTGATAGGATAGTAGATTTATATTCTAATCCTGGAGAAGTTGTTTTAACTCCATTTATGGGTGTTGGTAGTGAAGTTTACAGTCCAGTTTCTTTAGGTCGTAAAGCTATTGGAATTGAATTAAAGGATAGTTATTTTAAACAAGCTAAAATTAATTTATCTTTAGTTGAAAAAAGATTTACTGAAAACGTAAAACAGGAAAGTTTATTTTAATTAGGATATTAAAAAACAATTTACTATCTTTGTGAAAGCATAGGGCATTATGCAAATATAAAAAATTAACATTAAACCTATTGGTTAGTAGTCATGCCCGACGAACGCCGATAGGTTTTCTTATTTAAAATTAAATGGCAAAAGAATTACCATACTTTCGTTTTACAGTCCAAGATTGGCAAAATGGAAAAATTAGTTTAGAATCATTTGAACTTCAAGGTTTGTTTATATCAATTTCTGGTTATTATTGGATTAATGATTGTAGCTTAACTTTAACAATGCTACAAAAAAAGTTTAGCAATGCTAAAGATTTGATAAAAGAATTAATAGATTTGCAAATAATTAAGCATGAAATTAAGCATGATAAAATAGAAATTGAATTTTTAAATATTCAGTACGATTTATTAAGTGAGAATAGAAAAGCTAGACAGAATGCAGGTTCTAAGGGTGGCAAAGCTAAAGCAATGCTAAAGCAAAAACCTAGCTATAAAGATAAGGATAAAGATAAGGATAAAGATAAAGATAAAGATAAGGATATAAGCATAAATGAAATTAAACTTTATTTTTTTGAAAATGGATATTCTGAAATAACAGCTCAAAAGTTTTATGATTATTATTCCGTAGCTTCGTGGAAAGATAGCAAAGGAAATAAAGTTAAGAACTGGAAACAAAAAGCTCAAGCAGTTTGGTTTAAACCTGAAAATAAAATAATTGATACAAACTCACCTCTAAAAATGGTTTACTAAAATGGCAGATTTAAAAGTAATTAACTTAGCAGATAAAAAAGAATATACCATTGACGTTCATAAAAATGGAGAAAATCAAATGGTTTGTCCTGAATGTTCAGCAGGTCGTAAAAAGAAAACCGATAAATGTTTTAGTTTTAACCTCAACAAAGGGGCAGGTCGTTGCAACCATTGTGGTATTATTTTAGTTGAAAATAAACCTTTTGAACATAAACGCATACAAATTGATTTTAAACGTCCTAAAATAGTTGAGTTAAGTAAATACACAGATAACTGTTTAAATTTCTTTAAAACACGTTTAATTAGCGAAAAAACACTATTAGAGTTAAAAGTTACAGAAGCTATTGAATGGATGCCGAAAACTAGGTTAGAAATTCCAACAATACAATTTAACTATTTTAGGAATGGAGAACTAATAAATATCAAGTCAAGAGGTAAAAATAAAGACTTTAAACTTTTTAAAGATGCTGAACTAATTTTTTATAACATTGATGCAACAATTGATAATAACACTATCATAATTGTTGAAGGCGAAATGGATGCTTTAGCAATTTATGAATGTGGTTTTAAAAATGTTATCTCAGTTCCTAATGGTGCTGGTTTAGGTAAGATTAACCTAGAATATTTAGATAATTGTATTGATTCATTTTCTGAGAATACAAAGTTTATATTAGCTTTAGATAATGACAAAGCAGGTATTAATTTACAAAATGAATTAGCTAGGCGTTTAGGCTTTGAAAACTGTAGCAAGGTAATTTTTAAAGACTGTAAAGATGCTAACGATTGCTTAATTAAATATGGTATTCAATCAGTTATTGACTCAATTAATGATTCAAAAGAATATCCAATTATAGGAGTTTTTAACGCTTTAGATATTGAACAAGACATTTATCAATATTATAACAATGGTTTACCATCAGGATGTAGTATTGGAGTTGGAGAAATTGATATGCATATTAAGTTTCAAGAGGGTTATTTAACAACTATTACAGGTATTCCTGGGCATGGTAAGAGTGAATTCTTAGACTTTCTTTTATGTAGATTAAACATTTCACATGATTGGAAAACTGCTTTATATTCTCCTGAAAATCATCCACTCGAATTACATTTTAGTAAGTTTGCTGAAAAAATATCTGGTAAACCATTTGAAGGAACTAACCGATTAAGTCCAATTGATTTAAAAAACTTAATTGAATATCACTCTAAAAATTTCTTTTTTATTAATCCTGAAAACGATTTCACATTAGATAATATCCTATCCGCGGTTAGGATTTTAGTTCGTAAAAAAGGTATCAAAGCATTTGTTATTGATGCTTGGAATAAACTAGACCATCAATATACAGCTAATGAAACTAAATATATTTCAGAACAACTTGATAAAATAACTAGGTTTTGTGAAATTAATAAAGTACATTGTTTTCTAGTTGCTCATCCAACTAAGATACAAAAGGATAAAACAACAGGTAAATATGAAATACCTAACCTTTATTCAATTAGTGGCTCAGCTAACTTTTATAATAAAACAGCTAATGGTATAACAGTTTATCGAGATTATGAAACAGGAGTAACCGAAATATACGTTCAAAAGGTTAAATTTAAACACTGGGGACAAACAGGTTGTATTAAAATGGCATGGGATAAAACTAATGGTAGATACTATAAAGGAACCCCAAACTATGATTCATGGATTGATACTATCGAATCACCAAAACAAATTTATAACACCAACTTTTTAAATGAAACTAATGGATTAATTATTAATAATATAGATATACCTTTCTAATGAAATACTTTGAAATACTTTATATAGCTCCAATTTGCCAACTAATTACTATAAATAATTTTGAATATGTAATATATTGCAATTAATTTGTATATTTGTACTAAAACAGAATTGAAATAGTATGCCATTCAAAGAAGGACAAATCAAAAAAGGTGGTCGTGCTTTAGGTACGCCAAACAAAAATACTGCAACTGCAAAGGAGTCAATTCAAAGAGTATTTGAATTACTTCAAGCAAGTGATTTGCATAATTTAGAAGCATGGGCAAAAGAAAATCCTGAATCATTTTATACAAAGATTTGGATTAAACTTGTACCTACTGCAGTTGATTTAAAAGCAGAAGTTGAAAC